GTTTTCACGCAGTTTGCCAAGGCTTTCTGGTTTAACTTGCATTTTTCTTCCAAGCTAATGAGTCTGGCCCTTAATGCCAGGCTTGAAGTGTTGGCACTCATTTTTTCGTTAGAATTGATGTGGCAAGCGATCTGAAACATCTTATCCTCAAGGGTCATCAGGGTGTTTTGAACAAAGGTATCATTGATCGCCTTGATAAGCCAGGATGCATTGCCTTCCGGGCCTTTGGTTTTCATAATGCCTTGCTTTTTCATGGTTGCAAGATCACCATCTGCTATATCTAGGTTATTTAAAACCAAATAGGCATTACGAAACTCGGTTATCTCACTTGATATGTCACTAAGATTCGTTTCGTACGCATCCTGGAGCGTTTTAATGTCTTTATAGAGACTGTCTAACCATCCCTCTTCGCTGGCCGTAGCAATGCCTACCGGGACACGGCCAAACGGGTGAGATGTTCTGCCGATCTCGTTGAATACCTCGTCACAATGGATAATCTCCGAGTCTGTGTAGATATCTACATACATCTGGGTGTCGTATGGCCGCCTAAAAATATGTAGAAAAAATATTACATTGTCAAAAGGATCAACATAGGCAATACCATGTCTCGGGCTGATTACTCGGCTGCAGAATTGAGCATCCGTGTCAATGTAATAAAGCTCATAGGCGATACTGTAGATCAGCATGTTTTTGCATAGGGTTGCATCATGATCCGCTTTCCAGTGCGCCGTGGAAATCCTTAATAACTCGATGATTTTATCATCACCCTTATGGCTAGTGTAGGTGATGTCGTTGCCGACACTGTACGAAACCTCTTCACGCAAGAATTTCTTAATAAAGTTGGTATTGATTCTTTTATCGTAGCGATCATTTACGTATGAGTAGTTTCCCGCGCCTTCCGCATCGAGTCCATACTCGTTTACGTAGATATCATCATAAGAGCCATTGGACGAGACATTTAGGTCCTGCCTATTGGTGTCGGTGATTCCCATATAGTACAGGTACATTTTGACATTTATGTGATATTGTCTCTGGAAATTGCTAAAAACTTTCGTTAGGATCTCTCTATTAGCATCTATATCAAAGATAAGAACCATCTCCTTCCTATCAAATAAAAAAACACCTGCTATAAAGCAGATGTTAATTGTTGTATTCCGTTTTTATAGTTTAAAAATTCAAGTATAGTCTTCTCACGTTTTTTTGAGTAGTGCTCGTATTTGGGATACCATTCAAAGAAATTCTTCTCTCGTTTGCTACTATTGCAATGCTTACAAGCAGGAATAATGTTATTTGAGCTATATTCCCCGCCTTTGCTCATTGCGAGGAAATGTTCTTGAACAAGTGGTTCCTTATCCATTCCACAGTAGGCACAGGAATTATTAAAGTGCAATTTTATCTCTTCCCACTGCGGAATAGTTAGCGTGTATTGTAGTTTTCTTCTTGATGCCCTGTATCTTTGGTATCGAATCCGGTGGCCTTCTGGGTGACTTTCGTAATATTGCTTATTATGCTCGTTTATTTGTTCCTTATTTAGCTCGTAGTATCTACTATGTTTCTTGCTTACCATATCCTTATTTATTATATTGTACTGTATTCGGTAAGCCTCTACTTTGTCAAAGTTGTCTATCCTATATTGCTTTTGCCCTGCCAGGATCTTGCCTCTATTCCTTGCATATTGCAAGTCTGACGCAATTTTAGTACACTCCTTGCACGCTCCCCTATAACCTGTTTTATTAATTCCAGAAGTATAAAATCGTTCAATTGGCAATTCTTTATTGCACTTAATGCAAACTCTAAGCATAAATAATAACCCTCCTAAAGGTTTTTCTTTTTCCTAGTTAAGAAGCGTGGAAGGTATCTAGGAAAATACCTTGTCGAAACGGGTAATTAATCCGTTTCTATCCACATTTATATTATACCATATTTACATCACTATTTAAACAGCAACTTTTTATCCATGAACTCAATCCGGTAAACAACCTCAATCTCCTTGATATCATTCATAAAGTTTGCTACTGCGTCTGGAAAGTCATCCTTTTCGCTAAATAGCTGACCACAGAAGTCTAATATTTGGTTGGTTGCTTGTGAGTCATCCTCACAGAAAATAATTTGTCCTGTGTTTACTGCGTTTGTTATAGTGCTAATACGCTCGTCCTTATTCACACGAGCCATTTTATTAATGTATTGGATATCCCTGCTTCTTAATTCAGGTTCTGCTGCTACAAGTTCTTTTATTTTTAGTAAGTCGCTTCCAACGTACAAATTTTTCTCAATAGAAACATGGGAAATGTCTGGATATGCCTTTAATAGTTCAACTACCTTCGCACATAGATCATCGAAGCCTAGTTTAGCTATGATTCCCTTACGCACATAAGCAAAACTATTATCCGCAACAGATCCAACGCAGAATGCTGAATAATCAGACTTGGCGGTAACGCTACTGGCTGGGTCTACTACTAAAATAGTTTTTATGAACTCGTGATCCTCTATTTCTGTTGTCGTTTGGGTACGAAGGCTTTTAAACCAGCGCTCGCCGATTCTGTCAGCATTATTGAGCATCTCCTGCATGAAAGCAGTGGGATTATTGTAAAAATCGCATGCGAGATCAAGTGGCTGGTACTTGTCAGGCCAGATGGTTTTATACTGCATCTTGGACTCATGTTGATAATAAAACTCCCTGGCATCACTTACTGAATCTTTCAGCTTATCATCAAAGTATATTTCGCTGAACTCTTTCCATAATCCCTCATGGAAATATTCTTCAACGTCAAAGTCAACTACACGCTTCAGGATGTGCTTGTAATCTTTATGCTTTAATAACCGGGACATAAAGCAATCCCTATGCAGGACTGTGCCTAGCACGACGAATTTTGTCGCCGGGCTTATTTTTACCCCGTCCCGGAATATTGCTTTGTCACCAGCGTACCCGCTATCTTCGATCCATGTATTATATTTTTTATTTCTGGATTCCTCGGTAATGATGTCGTTTCGCCCTTGATAATCATCAGCGATAATGGCAGAAGGTCTGAACCCTGCATATTTTTTGCCTCTCATGCTCGTCGTGGACGATATCGCCTCAATCTTCGTCTTATTGACCAACTCCAGCTCCAGTTTATTGACAGTGTATTCCTGGGCTTTAATTAGTTTGCCAAAGCCGACTAGGATGTATTGATTTTCCTCAAAGGCTTGCCTTGCCTGGGCGATAAAAGCCACGCTGTCTGATTCGGTCTTCCCGGCGACTAATGTATATTTACTTTTTTTGTAGCAGTGCAGCCAGACTGTCAGAGCAAAATCCAGAACAGTTGTCTTGGCGCAACCCCTCGGCCAGGCAACCTCAATCTTGTCATAGTCGTCTTGTAAAAACATCTTATCCAGTTCATCCCAGACCTCAAGGTGCAGCGACGCTAACTCCCGGGCCGTATTGCCCGGCTTAGGTACAAACGTGTCCTGCAGAAAGTATTGACAAAAATATGGGATAGAGAGTGACCCTATCGAGTGTGCCAGGCCCTGGTATCCGAAGAGGTTATCAACGTGCTTCAGGATCAGATCTTCCGTAGACTTTACCGCCTGCCCTGGAGTGGCGCCGCTTGCTATAGACTGTTTGTAGATCGCTTCATATAGGAGTTGTCTGTCTTGTTCCTCCTCTGTCTGGACCTCTAGCGATAAGATAAGATCACCTCCTTACTCGTTAATATCGCACTCTTTGCACTGATCCCATAACAAACCAGTTCCATCTATGTCCCATTCATCCAGTCCTAGAAGGTCCCAATCACCCTGCTTTAGATAGTGGCAATAACCATTTAGTTGTTGTGGCCTATTTTCATTTCTATCCCAAAATGGGCAAGGAATATAGTCACCCTCTTTAGAGGCCTGGGCGTAGCAATAGAGACCAAAAGGGATATGTTTTTCTGGATCTTTTAATAGTTCTGGATCAATCTTTTTCATTCTTGATCCTCCTGATTCTTTACTAACCTGAACTTTTGCTTTGCATATTCTGGAATAACATAATCTATATCTTTTTGAAATAGCAGGTAAAGATTGCGTGATAATCTGGTTGAAGAAAAAAAGTAAATAGGATTGAAGTAATACTGTGTAACTGTCTCATCCCCAACGGTTACCTCTACCCTTGCCATTATCCTAAAGCGTATCATCCTTCCTAGAAATAAAATGGTATGCCTATCTGTGTCATGGATAACCTTAGCCATCTGTGATATCGTCATGGGTCTAACGCCGCCATAACCGCGGTATCCGATCATGTTGGTATCCCTATAAATCTCTTTGCTTAATAAAAATAAGTTGGCTATGTCTGGCTTTGTCGTGCCTTCTGGCAGGGGCGTATCCTGGAATGTTTTAATGAAACTAGTTTGGTTTTGGAACAAGTAACCCTTCTCTTTATCAAACATTTCCTTATAATAATTCATCCTTGTGCTGACTACAACGCCATCACCATCAACCAAATTAGTCGTCCTTATCATGCAAACACCTCCAAAAAAGTTAGGTGCAAAACAGGCCTCAAATGCACCTAACTTTTTATGTTTCTATCATCGCATAATCTCTTTCATATCAAGGGTCTCCGGGTTTACAAATAACGAAACCATGCAGATCCACCTATATAGTACTTAGTGATCTGTATGATCGATCATCAAAGTGCCCTTCATCATCATCATTTTACAGAGCACATATCAATGTGGGCTGTTCATCATCGCTGTGAAAATTGTAAAAATAATCGTCGTACTTATCAACGGGCTTTCCATCAACTGGGATTGGAAGGTGGTACCCCCAGGCCTTATCATCACTTATCCCATATCTAGTTAACATAGTTAGCATTATAAGAACTTACTATAAGTCCCTATATCCCTAGTGTCCCAAGGGGTTGAGGTCTTTATCATTAGTAATAAAGCATTATATAGTCATGATATATGGGTAGTTGCTAGTAGCAAGTATAGATAGTTGTTAGTTGCAACTAATGTGTCCACTCTGGCGACCCTCAGCCAGTGACTCAGACTCATTGACTCAAGGTGCAATGAGTCGTTGCATCATTGACTCATCATCTCATCGATGACAGTGCCAATGAGATAGATGCAATGAATGATTGCACTTGACTCTATATTTGCAACACACCTAATAGGGACAATAACCACAGAAGCAGGCAGATGATGATCAGTATGTCGATGATCTGTCTGATCGGTTGTTGGATCGGCAGTATATTGACCAGGTACAGCACGATCCCCACGATAATGAGTGCGATGATGATGCTAATTAGTATGGACATGGTTTCTCCTTTCTACGACTCAATCTCTCAGTACAACATTAATCTCAGTACACCCCTAGGGGGTCTTTATTTCATTGACTTTATTTATCCAGGGGACTTTGACTTTCATTCCTTATCCTCTGTTGCTTGCTCTGCTATATCTACATCTATAACATCTGCCTCATTAAGTGCCCTCATGTTTTTGAATGTGTTTTGTATCTCCTCAAGAATTGGGGCTTTAACTTCAATGGTATTCTCTACTTCCCTCTTATCTCTCCATTGATCTTTGCGTCTATTCTTGAGCCAGAAGAACGTAGAAACGGGATCAGGCAATACCTCTTTAGTAACCCTCTTAGTCTCAACCATTTGATATCCTGTTATAATTCCATCGGTATATATGGGTTGTCGTTCCTTTGTAATCTCATCGTAACTGTAGCCAATACAGCGCTTATACAGGGCATTTTCCACGGTTATATCTGTAACTTCTTTACCGTCTTTTAAGGCATTAACTAAACTAATATGTTCGGTCTTATACTTCCATAAGGTCACTGTGCTAATTCCCAGATTATGGGCAATATCAGCATCTATTAAACCATCTCTTGCCCAGGCCTTTATCAGTGCTAATTTGTTTTCTACCTCAGGCCATTTTGATAATGCCATTATTACCACCTACTAATAGTTTTGTGATCAAAGGGAGCCCCAATCATTATGCTGTGGTCAATCTCTCTCGCTAGCAGGTCTCCACGCTGTGATTGGAGCACCATGAAGAGAATCATACACGCAAGGTCTTACTCTTCACCTGGAGCAAATATGAAGGTCTGACGGTATATGAATCAAGCAAGGGCATAAATGATACTAATTTATCATAAATCTGATACTATGGCTTGTGTTTTCCCTTTGTGATGCCACAATATGTGGTTGTTCCCCAGTCATGTATGGGCAAAAGAAAAAAGAGCCTTTCGGCCCTTTGTGTTTGGGGAACATTTGCATCATCTTTTAATAGGTTTCCCCCACGCCTCACTGCACTCGGCGCTGCCACCATCATATAATGCTGTTGGGCTTGTTTCAATTATTCTAGTTATCTTATAGCCTTCATAAGGCCAATCGCTCTTATCGCCTTTCTTATAGGATACGGCTGTGTGCGTGAGAAATAATAGCCGTTCGCCTAGTAGCCTATATAACCATTCCATGTTAACACCCCCGTGTTCTCTATATCATACCTTCGTCGATTATACCATTACCGGTAAGCATTTCTCTTTCTGTTAGGATCCTTTTTAATTGTCTGGCGGTCAGGTATGAATATTCTAACTTCTTCCTGTCTTTTGCCTTCTTATAAATTGGGTCATTCGCTTGTAACCATTTTTCAGTTCTGTCCACGTAAACCACTCCTTGAAAGAAACTCTTAAAAAGAACCTTCTATCTACTAGCCCAAGTTATGGGGAAAGTACAAGGTGCTACATTAAAAAATTCGAAATATTCTTTGCTATTATGTGAATTCTATCAGCCACGGCCTGTTGGGTGACTTGGAATTTTTCCGCTATCTCTTCTTGCGAATACCCGCCTAACCATAGTTGCATGCAGGAACCTTGCTTTTGTGTGGCTTCATGTTCTACTGCATCCATCAGGTCAATTGCGATTGAATGTGCCACCGTGTCCCCTCTCTCTGCGCAGTTGAGGAGATCATCCATATGCATCAAAAGGCTCTTGATCACACCTGAACTAGAGTAATCACAGCGGTTCATCAAAGCCCAGTTTGTGATTTCTCGTTTCATCCTCGTCCTCCCCTCCGCATTCCCCTAGTTTCCCATCATACGATTTGCAGTTCCCGCAGTTATCAATTACTCTCGTCTCAAACTCGGAAGGCGGCTGGTAGTCTTTCCGCAACTCCCAAAACTGACAGCCGTTGGTGTATGTTCGCTGATACTCCATCTATAGGGCACCCGATAGTTTACTGTAGGCGACGAGTGCATCAATCAACTGCTGGTAATCACCATCTTCCTCAAACCAGATCATTGTCGGCCATATTGCTGCGACTACCGCATCTGCCGCCTTCCACCTCTCCATCAGGGCCTTGTTCTCCGCTTCCATCTCATCCCTCTCGTCTAATAAAGCGAGGATGACCCCAGGCTGAACGGCAAGGATATAATCTGCATCTACTCGATTAGGAATATAGTCGGCAATTAGTTTTCCAGATTGAAGGACAATGGAACTTCCTTCATTTTCTGCTATCCACTTTCCCAACTCTGCCCACCCTGCTAACTCTTTCAATTTCTCTACATCAATCTTCATCCTGCTCATCTCCTATCTCATCTCCTATCTCATCTAGGTCAAGGCTAAAGTATTTAAACCAACAATATGCATCATCTTTAGTTTCGCAATCATCGCAACCGAGAGCATCGGAAATCTCATCACAATCTTCAGCCATTGTGGATGCATAAGGACAACACCGGGCATCTGCAATCATTTCACAAGCCTTTAGTGCCACACTTTCCATTTTGTTCCTCTCGCTCAATAAGGCAATGACATTAGATAGGTTGTTGTCGGCAACTATTTGTAGCCTTTTATTTTCCACTTCCAGCAATTCCGTTTTGTGGGCCATTTGATAGATAAATTCCTCGGCTCTTGACCCTAATGGCTTCTTGTACTTCTCAGTTTCGGTCTGTTCCTTGTTCATTTTGACTCCTCCCTTTGGTTTAATATTTCGGGTATAACTTATCCACAATTTTTGACTCCCTATCTTTTGCCCACCCCAACGCCCTTTCGACTGCTAACTCCATGGTGTCCCCCAAACCCCATGCATACGGATTCCATGGTGCCCATTCATCCCGGTATAATTTACACTCATACGCCCCGGTTGTCGTCAACTCCAACCGCCAGCGATCAAAGTCCCTGAAGGTTTCCATATCAATCATTCTGCATCATCCTCCTTTAGGTAGGGGTCAAACCCCTCCATAAAAGCCATCTAAAAACTGTCGATAAATCTAAGATCAGGGATCGAACCCATCAATCGTGTCTTCCCATCGTCTTAATTCCTCCTTCGATCCCCGTAGCCACCAATAACCTGCTGCCCAGAAGCACTCACAGCCTGGTACTATCTTCTTATCCCAATACCTTGCAACCTTGCACCAGTCATAGAGGAGCAGATATACCTTGTTTTCGCTGATCCGATAATTGTCAACGCCTAAAGTGTCTAACACTCTCTCCGGGTGTACTTGTATGCTCATGCTCAATCTGCCTCCTCCAGTAATTCCATTGCCTTCTCCAAGGCTTCTACCGACCTTATCACCATATACGTTCCACCATGCCCCACGATGTTTGTCTCAAATTTCTCCTGCCACTGACTGAGTACGCCCTTTTGTGTTTTAATTTCTATCCAGATGCTCACCCCATCTTTGATGGCGTACAGATCGGCGATACCTTTATAGCTGCCTAGGCTTTGGTGAATTTTTATTACGAACCAGCCGTGCCACTGTAGCCATGCCTTGACCTGTGCCTGGATGTCAGCCTCCTTGATCCGTACCGGTTTCGCCGGTGTCAGGCCGATCTTTTTGAGTTGTGCTTGCGATAATTTAGTCATAATATCTCTCCCCCTGCCAATGGGCACCAAATAGGTCCGGAGCAAACATCACGGCTCTTTATCAGCCTGTCGATATGGTATATCGTACCTGTCCAATCGTGTTCGGTGACTGCTGGATGTCTGCACATGTAGTGATATCTCGGAGGATCAATATCGTCAAGGGGTAATCGTCGATATACGTGGAATTTGCACTCTTTGCATTTCGGTTTGGTCATGATATCTCCTCCTCCATCCCCAGCGCCCTAGCCCAACAATCGGAGCAATTTTGTGGGTAAGTTCCACAATCCAACAACGCTGCCAAACCGATTGAGTTTGGACATATTTCCCCAACGATAAGCCTACCTATTTCCTCTTTACCAAACTTCTCAACCGTCTTATCAAACACGTTTTCGTAATCCATTTTCAACCCTCCCATTCATCCTCAATCATGCGAACATCCTCATTTGTGCCGTCTCCTGGGCTATGCGTTTGGTTGCGTAGTCGGCCCAATATTGATCAATCTCGATGATGATGTAATCCCTACCCAGGTTCTTTGCTGCGATTGCTGTTGTGCCACCGCCACCAAAGGGGTCAAGGATAATGTCGCCTTTGTTGCTACTGTGCAGAATAATATTTTCTATTAGTGGAACAGGCTTTGGGGTAATATGCCCATGTTGTTCGGCTGGAGGATATAACCACATGTTGCTATTAGCTCTTAATTTTTCTTTTACTCTTGCAGTATTAAAGGTATATCGAAGGCTTTCATATTCTTGCCTTAAATCCTCATATGATTTTTTGAAGTACCCTGTTTGCTGTAATTTATCATAATGTTCCTTTGTCGGTATGGAGCATTGGGTGACGCATTCACCAAAATAATGAGAGGCATAACCTCCCCCATTGGATGGATAACCCAGTATTATGTTTATATCTTTGTTTTTATATCCTGCTTTGTCTCTCTCGTCCCTCAAATAATCCCTTACCGATTTCTGAGCTGCCTCATTACTTCCGGTTTCATCTTGGAAAGTATAGTACAAACAGTATTCAGTAAACCCGTTATAATAATTTCTCATCATATCAACGGATAATCTTTGCTGCACATATCCATAATTTTTAAAATCTTCGTGAATTTTATTCCATGTTATCAACTGCTTGAATACAAACTTACTATTCGCATTAAGCCAATTCTGCAACTCAACCATTTGCAAAAAATCATTGTGGAAAAAGTAAAAACTTCCGTTGTCTTTCAGTACCCTCTCGCATTCTTTGAATCTTGTGCCCAACCACTCAACATAATCCGGTATTTTATCCCATTCAGCTTTGCCGATGTTATAGGGTGGATCGCAGAGGATCATGTCAATGGATCGATCAGGCATCCCCTTCATAACTTCCAGGCAATCCCCGCAGATGATCTTGTCGATATAACTATCCTCAGCCACCATCTATTTCCCCTCATCCTGCCAACTTTGCTGTCCTACTTGCATTCTCGGTTCCTCATCCTCCGGTCGGCATAATATCCGCTTCCAGGGTATTTTTAAATCTCCGATATATGCCCCGTCTCTCGCTTTTGCGATATTTATTACTACCTCAGCCTCATCCCAGGGAATTGTTGTGTCATAATAATTATCCCGGGAGAGGAACATGATCATATCGGCAATCTCTTCGGCTTGACCGGAATCCCTGAGATCCTCCATCCCTGGTCTTTTGTCCTCTTTTCTTTCAACCGATCTTGATAACTGCCAGAGCATCAAGACCGGTATATTTAGTTGTATCGCTAGATCTTTTGTCCTGTTGATGATCGCACTCATACGTTCGTATCCAGAGGCATTTGCCCTGTCATCCATCTGCATCCGGCCAGCGTGATCGATGACAAGGAACTGCGCTGCGCCTCGGACTTGCTCTACCCTGACCAACCTGGATAGCTTATCTGGCGTATTGGCGCAGGTATTGACCCTAAACTTTGGCATATACTCCATGATCGTCTCTTTGGCATTGCGGATCTTCCCCTGCTCAAACCCGGTGAATAACCCGTTTCGGAATTTTCGGAGCGATACGCCGCTTTGGTAGGCTAACAACCTTTTCCATAGTTGGTTTTTCGGCATTTCGTAACTCATATATAGGGTCTCCCAGCCTAGTTCCACCGCATTTAATGCTATCTCCACGGCCAACGCCGATTTCCCTACAGATGTCCTTGCGGCCAGCAAACACACTTCGCCTGGTCTAATGCCGCCACAAAGTGCCCGATCTATCTCGGTTATTCCGGTGCAAACGCCTCCTTGTTCACCGTCCCCCGTAAGCATCTGCTCAGTGTCGATCCCCTCACATACACTACTTGTATCGCTACCCGCAATATCATCATTCAGAGCACTTAACAAGTAGTTCTCAAGCTTTTCATACTCTGCACCTTGGCTAAATTCTTGTGCGACGGTCGTAATTGTTGCACATAATTTCCGACCTCTCCTGTGCTCATGTAAGATAGAAATGTAGTGTGGCAGGCTATTTGGGATGCATCCTCTACTTTGCAGGTCCACGAGTTCTGATGTTTTTACATTCGGTAATTGAATATTTACGAGTACCTCGTCTGGTGTTATACCTTCGGCCATCATGCTTAAAATGGCCTGAAATATCTGTTTGTAAGTCGGGACTGAGAAGTCACTTGGCGTAATATCATCCAAATAGGCCAATGTCCTATCTTGATAAAGATCGCTTAGTAAGGCGCCTACGACCACTGCTTCAGCTTCCGGACTGGCCGGGGGAACTAACCTTTTGTCTTCCGTGTTGCTCACGCTCCTCTAAAATCTTGAGTTCGTCCGGGTCGATTACGATGTCGTGTGATGGTTGTTGTTTTAGCTGTGCCGCCGCATTGGATATATTCAGCCATTTATCGACGTTCTTATCGTTCCGGGTGATATATTCCAATGTGGCATAGTTCCGGTTGCGGTCGTTACTCCCCATCATCATGGGATCCCGTTTCATCGCAAGGCTGGCACTTTTCATTTGATCAACCGTATAGGTTTTTAACCTTGTTGTTAAACTGTCTGCATAGGTCTGCATCCGATAATTAGTTTTAAACTCTGCATTGAACCAGCCAACAAAATCGACAAGAGTATCTTTATTACTTAAGTGCTTTACATGCTTTACTTGCTTGTTTGTTGTCGCTGCTTTGTCGCTGCTTTGTCGCTGCTTTGTCGATTGCCTTGTCGCATAATTCTCTTGTAGTTGATAAAAGTCATATTTTGCAAGGGTTATAAGACGATAATGGTTTGTCGATTGGTTTGTCAAAAATCCCATATTTTCTAAATTAGTTAGACATGTGCGTATTTTTCTTATTGAAGATCCCTTGCCAAAAGACTTTTTTAGGCTAGCTAGTGACGTAACCATTTGGCCTCGTTTAATGGTAACAAATTGCCTTAGGTGGGCATCCCACCATTCATTATCTTTGTGATTTGCCATCATGATCAGCATGACCATCATGGCTTTTTGCTCCAGGGTGAGAGCTGCCCACGTTTTGCTCTGCTTGTATGTGGCACGGGCTAAGATGATGTAACCCTCATCTGTTTTTTGGCCGAACCCTTCCTCCATAGTCCCTACTCCTCTTCCATCCCCAGCGCCTTAGCCCAGCAATTGGAGCAATATTGCAGGTTAGTTCCGCAATGCTTAGACTCTGACAAGTGGTATGAGTGTGGACAATGTTTCTCAACAATAATTCTGCTTAATTCCTCTTTGCCATGCTTCTCAACAACAATCCTGCCTATTTCCTCTTTACCTACTTTTCCAATCAATACATCAAACATCTCTTCATAATCCATTTTCAGCCCTCCCCTCAGCCTTTCCGCTTCCCCTGCCCTATCGGCCTAAAATACCGGCACACCAACCGCCCCCAACGCCTCTGCTTCCACCAGGACAGGCAACCGTGTCGCTCCACCTGGCCATAGTCCATCTGCCAGGGGTGCATATTATAGGTGCACC